TGGCTTAGTATCATTAGCCACGAGATTAATGGTTTCATAGTATGCCATTGTTAACTCCTTAGGAGGTTGTTCTCAGCATTGGCAATGTTTGCAGGTATAGAATACGGTAATATTTTATAATGTCAAATTAATTATACAAATCCGTTATCCTCTAATTTAGTATTGACTTCAATTTCATTATTTCCCCACATACCGGAATTAATTAATTGCTTACAACTAGCTTCATATCTCATGTAATATGTATTATTTTCGTCCTGCATTCCACCACTAGTAGTAACATGTGCTTTATATGCAGAATAATTAAGTAAAGCTTCTGTATATACTTCACTAACTTTTAAATCTGTAAAAGTCGTTTTAGCTTTTTTAGGCGCTGCTGCGTATTTTAAGAGAATTTGAGCACGTTTAGGAACTTCTGCATCAGTACCTTTAATAACTGCTTTAAATGGTTCAGGTATAAGAATAGATACATGTTGATCAACATCTTGTACTAATTTTACAGAGTCGTCCTTAATTGGTACTTGTACAAAATCCGAAGCGTAATATGCGTAAATAGGAGAAAGAAAATCTGAAGGTAAAGTAAATTCTTCTCCATCTAATGGATTATCCATTTCATAAGTTTTTATCATTAAATGAAATCGTTTATGCAAAGCTAAATTAGCTAAATTCACATAATTAATAAATTTGCCTTGATTAACTAGTTGAACTGCCGTAGGTGTTGGACTTGGATTAGCAGACATATCTCCAACACTAGAAATAGCAAGCTTACTGCATTCTCCTGTAGTTAAGTAATCTATATATTCAGAAACTTTCATGATGTCCCCATGTATTTAAATACCAATATAACATTCCCAACATTTTATTTTCCTTTAAGAAGGCAGGTGGGTAGAGGCCTAAAGGCCCCTACCCACCCGGGAGGAGCCCAACTCGTTGAGAAGGCGAGTTGGGTAGAGTTAAAAAATTATTAAACAAAATAAGAACTATCCCCTGCTTTCTTAGTACTACCATCATCACCCCACATAACTGAATTCTCTAATTCATCTTTATCTTCTTCTTGCGGCCCCACTTCACTTGGTTTCCATGCATTTAATTCTGCTAACATACTGATCGTGTCTATCTGATCATCGTGTTTACTTTTAAACCCCTTTAGAGTAGCTAAAGATATTTCAAAAAGCAACTCTACAAGTTCCTCGCTATCTTTTAATTCTTCAGGCAACCATATTTTTTTAGATTTAAACAACGGAACAGCATTCTGTTGAAACCTACTCATCTTATCTTTAGTAGGTCTGATTCCTATTGTATTACTATTTTTCCCCGTAGACAAAGTAAAATAAATATTACGGTGACCCATTTCATTTTGAATCCAACTAATGAACCCTCCTTGTTGCCCTGTTGTTTCAATTCCTACTTCCTGAGGCGTATATTCTTGAACTAAACGAAATAAATTGTCTATAGTGATATTCATTAGGGCTCTTTTACAGTACCCATCTACCCAGAGCCAATCGCCGTTGTTATTATACGCCCATACGTTAATTACACTAAAATCAGCATGCTCTCTATCACTAGTAGCAAAATCAGTAGTAATATAAAAATTGTAAGCACCCTTATTTTTCAATACGTTATTGCGTTTATACCAAATTAAATCCGAGTCCTGGATTAACCTATCTTCTTCGGATGTAATACGTAGCATCAACTCTTGGTTGAATGAGTCTAGTTGCCCAGCTCCTTTAGCTTTAAGATACTGAGTATTCACATACTCGTAACTAAACCTATCCTCCCAAGCACCTTTAAACTCTTCACGAGAGCACGGAAATGTCTCACAAACCGGGTACACATTAACATGCCAGACACCCGATTCAATCGCCTTGTACAAAGGATCCTTAGCATTAAACGGAGTTCCAGACCAAATAACTTTCCTCTTATTAGGATGTAATGCATAGTCAATGGCTGAATAAACGGTATTTTCCACATTTTCGATAATAGTTGCGGACCTAGCATCTTCATCTCCTAGTAAATCGTCCAGTACCGCAAGGTGCGGTCTTGTATTTAATTCAACTGTACCACGAACACCTGTCTTCGCACCATGTCCAGTAACAACAAATTCCTTACCTTCAGCATTTTTAAAATACCATCTAATATCAGTGAACCTAGTTTCCTTGATATATTTTTTTAAAAACTCACTATTGTCACAACGTCTTTCTATACGAAGCCGCATTTTCTTTACGCCGTTTTCAATACTATCTGAAAGATACAAGGCGTAATCTACTACTCCAAATCCTGGAATTGACCCATACACAGCCAGATATAAAAACAAGTATTCTGCAAAGATAGTCGTTTTAGCCAGCCCTCGCGCACACATATTGGCGGTGTTCTGGTTTTTACCTGCTATTTTATCCAGCATTTGGTAGTGAATTACCGGAGTTTTATTCTCTTCCCCCTTCTCACCATTAACTAATTTCACGAATGATACAAACTCCAGGGCGAATTCACTTGGCACATATGTAGGATCATCCTCGTAGTCAATATCATTAAGCCATTCATCTACTGATTTTTTAATTAAAGTCATATCTATTCTGGCCCCGTCCATCCTAGCAGCGCAAACATTAAATAATTATTAAGTATTAGTGCTATTGAATTTACACATAACACAAAAACTAGCCAATAAAAAATTTTAGGAACTGCTATACGTATGCCTTCTTTTTTCATACTACTCCTTTGCGTTATTTATTATTAAGGATGTCCATATACCTTGAGATATTAATGTATCATCGACATATGCTTTACCAGAAAATTTAGCATATTTAGATAAGTTAGTAGTGATGTTTATATCAAATTTTACTTGATCCCCAGGAAGTGCAGGTTTAATGAACTTAACCTTATCTACTGTAGTTACATAAGCTAGTTGTCCTTTAACTAGATCATCACAACCAAATAGCAGCCCTCCGGATTGAAACATCCCCTCTAATATAAGTACTCCCGGCATAATAGGAAAATCGGGAAAATGCCCACTAAAATAAGGCTCATTATGTGATATATTTTTTAAAGTAATTATATTCGTATCAGTTTTACTTACAACCTTATCTACCATAAGAAACGGGTACTTATGAGGAAGTACCTTAAGTATATCTGAAACATCATTTTTCATCAATTACCTCATAAGTAGTTTCAGGAGGATTGACCTTCCTAGCCAAGATTTCACTATGTGCTACCTCTTTAGCACTAGATTGGCCATTTAGAATCATTTTAAGCTGCTGTTGTGCAAGTGCTTTAGTAGTCGCCCTTAAATCCTCTACTACATCGTTATTATAATTGATATCAATTTCTACTTTAGCCGCTGCCGGAGCTGTTAAATTAGTAATTAAACTTTCAGCTGCTTTTTGTCGTACCATTTCAGACTTAGCTGTGCGCATCAACTCTGCCTGGGTATTGATAGCTTCCTGGTACACACCAGCATTTAATATATGCGTAGGCACAAGAGTCTGTTCCATAATCTTTGTAACTAAAGCATTATTTCCGTAGTTATCTGCAAAGCTGGCAATATAGCTAGAAGAAGCTCCTTTATCGATTAAGTTCTGATAGCGGTCCGGAAAGACCTTACTATAAGCAGTAGAAGCCTTATCTCCCATTAACTTCAGAGAAGTAAACTTAATAGCGTGTATATACGCAGCTAACGAGTATCTTCCGGTAGCTAAAACAGAACTATACGTTAACGTATTATCCCGGAATACTCTTCGTAACTCCGAATCCGGCTCAGAATTGATCATATCTACGATTTCATCTGTTAAATGTTTTCTAAACCGTTTATCCGGCAAGGCGCCCGCCAGCTGATCTTTAGTCAAATGGTCAGTAGTTTCGATATCAGTATTAAGATCAGGTAAATTAGTTAATTGCATTAGAGACCTCATTCCATTTAATAATTAATTCATTATGAGATGCCCCATCGGAATAACATACATGAGGACAAACCATCCATTTTTTTGCATCTAACTGAACTAAAACGTTATTCTCCTCTAATTCATTCCAATACTTGCTCCACGTCCGGTAATCTTTAATCCAGGTAACGGAATCCATGAACTCCTCTTTGTCTATCTCGTTGTTTTTATTAGATAATAAAGTAAGTGGGAGTAATAAAGCACACGCCGTACGCGATAGGGTGTTGTTTCCTGCCAATTCTAAATTTATATTTTTACTCATTACGCAAACCTCGGCTAGTCTGGGTATCCCACATATGTTTAACTATGAAATACTGGCGGTCATTACCATTGAACATGATATCCGGGTTCAGCATATACTCCTTCTTAGTATATTTCCTAATAAAATCACACTTCTTCAGGGCCCTCAGTCCACGATGGAAGTCATGAAGCGTCATCCCAGACTTCTCGCATATAATCTTAGGAGTCCCTACTACCATATTTACTCGATTAATCTGGTACATTACTTTCAGCAACACCAACGCCGCGTCACTTGATAGCTTATTATTAGCTAACAACATAGCAGGCGCCGTCCCTAATTGAAATTTATTAAACATCGTATGGTTTCTCGCTTATATACATAACTAGTCTATAATCCTCCGGGTGTTTGTTGTACCTCTCGAAGTCCTGCATCACCTGCTCAGCTACATCATAGGTCAAGTAAGCTCCAAAATCCCATTCCAACTTCCACTTCCCATTGATCCTTTTTTCTATTATATAAACAAAATTCCTATGATGGTATGCATCCTGATTTCTTTTCATAACGACCACATATTATCTAAAAAACTACATAATGCAACACTTAACTTCCGTTTAATCTCACATTAGAGATTAAACAACCCTGTTTAATCTCAGATATGAGAATAAACTATTTGTAACTTACTCTATCTAAAGGAGTAACTCCCCTCTAAGAATAAGAAGCTCCGCGCTGCTTATTATATAAATATTATTAGGCTCCCAAAGCTTCGCCCGCGCCACAGGCGCGTCCTCGCTTTGGTCGCAGTGTGGTGAGACGTAAACATCAAGATGGTCTCAGCCCGCGTGGGAAATTTTATTTTTAGGTACGAATTCAATACTAACTGGCTGACTACAGTCAAGCCAAGCCCACCCCCCCGCATAAGGAGAGAAACGATCTTTTTACACATGGGCTACGCCTAGTAGATATCAATCTATAACCTTAAGGAGAATCAAATGAAAGTACTTGACGAAGCTTCAACATCTACAGAAGCAGGTCTTAAAACCATTACAGTAGTATTCAAAGGCGCCTTCCACGGTGCTTCAATGCTTACCGATACTATAAAAGAAGAGCGTAAAGTTCAAAAGCTTAAGTGCAAAATCAAAACCAACCAAACGGTTGAGGATGCAGTCAAAGCAGGTATCGATCGAGATATCGCTATTGCTGAGTGTGCTTTAATAGAAGCAGAAATCTAAACATAACGTTACTGGAGATCCTAATACCTGACCGTACAGGGTCTCCAGCGTTTAGTTTGGAAGTCAAAGTCAAAGGCTAAATTAAAAGCCACACATAAGATAATACAATAAGAGAGTGCACAGAGAGATTTGTTGTTTGTTAGAAACCCTTTAAAACCTTAAAAACCTTTAGCTACGCTTAGTAGAGTTATTAATCTATTTAGGAGACTACTATGACTAAGTATGTGGATATTATGTGTGACTCTTGTGGTTATCTAGAAATAATCACTGAAGAAGAGGCCAAGGAATTAGAAGACGGCTATGGTGTTGTAGGAGAAGCCTGCTGTCCATCATACATGGGGTGTGGTGGAAATATGATTATTTACCCTGGGAGGAAAAATGCTTAAACAAATTGGATACTACTTCAGTTTGATTATAGGCATGATCATTGCCCTACCATCAGTTCTTATACTGGTGGTATGGGCATTGATTCAGAAGCCTATACCAGTAGACAAAGATTAAAACCTTTGGCTACGCCTATTAGGTGATTAGATCTTGAGACCTTGGTATCTATTGATACCAGACATAGATGAGTCTCAAGCACACTCGTGTTTGCTTACGATAAAGCATAGAGTCCTAGGTTTAATCCTAGTTAACTCGCTAGCGGGTGCCCAGAGCAGTAATGCTCTGGGGGTTTGGCTAGTTTAGTAGTCCATAGCTCCTAGTGCTTACAACTAGACTTATATTTACCTAACGAACAGGATGACCATCGTTAGGTATCTTAGTAGTTCAATGGTTGTCCCAACGCCTGAGCATGCGTGAAACTGCTTACTTTAACTAATTATAAAGGAGGAGTCATGACCGAAATTCAAACAGATATTAAAGAAATCAAAGATGCTTGGAGTGAGTACAAAAAATCATTATCTAGTGCTAAAGAAGAGATTAAAGTAATTTGGCAGGATGCTTGGGAAGAGTACAAAGTTCTATGTGCTACTGCAGATGCAGAAGCAGAGCTTAAAAAGCAACAAAAGGCTATTGATACATTAGCTATACATGCTCAGCTTGAAATAGATGAGCTTAACGTTAATTATCATAACTTTTATAAGTAGTACTAATTGGAACAGCAC